TGAATGTTAACAGCAGTACCATCATCATCCCAGTTGTAATCGCCCCAGTTAATTTCAGTGATCATAGCACCTTTAATTACCCATTCTGAAACGATATCACCTACAGGACCTAATACGTTAAATGTTAAGTCTTTCTTGTAGAAATCACTGTAACCATCTCTACCAGTTACTGATTCGTGATGTAATCTTAACCATTCAACTGCTGCTTGAGCACCTGAAGGAGTAATTGGGTCGAATAGAGTGAACTGAATTGTTCCCCAAGTTGTTTTACCTTTAACGAAACGTTGAACGTTAATATGATTTAAAGGAACTGTTCCTTGAGATACGTTAACAGCGCCTACTCCTTTCAATATATACGACGGCATACCGTCAATATACATGATGAAGCGATTTGATTGTTTTGGTTCAAACGCTGTGAAAAATATTTCGTTGGGATCTAATACTGCCATTTTGCTGTGTTATTATTTTATTCTATTATAAATATTTATTCTTTAAATTCTTACGCTGGGAAAGTTGCTCCGGTTGGTAAGATGTTAAAGTCTAGGTAAATAAACTCAGCAGTTTTGGTTGGTTGGATGTAAATCTGACCTACCAATTGGTTTCTATCAATTACATCTGCTGTGTTATTTGTATCATCCATTACTACTTTAAATGCGTACAATCCTTGTTTTTGTTGAACACTTTCTAAGTATGGGTTTACTTGGCTCAAGAAGTTATTTCTTGTAGCAATGCTGTTTTGTTCAAACACCAAGTTTTGTGATACTTGAGAAATGTACGATTTAAGTTCGATCAATAATCTTCTAACATTTACTCTATCTAAAGCAGAAGCTTTAGTTTGTAATGTTTTCTGACCGTATACTACAACTCCAGTTCCGGGGAATGTTGCAATTGGGTTTACTTTACCATTGTATAAAGTATCTCTGTTTGCTTGAGTTAATTTTTGTTCTGCTCTAATTACAGTAGATAATCCACCTCTGTTAATACCTGCAGGGGCAAACCAAGCAGCACTTACATTATCATTAAAGGCAAATACTCCAGGAATTAATGTTGAAGCTGGTACCCAAACATTTTTGCCTAGATCTGGGTCTACTACTTGAGCCCAAGGCCAATATGAAGCAGCATATGAAGTATCTCTAGAAGCAGCTTGAGAAGTTACTGCTGCTACTGTTGAATTGTAAGGAACTAAATCCATTATGTAAATGCTATCTCCTCTATTTTGAGTATTTGAAATGATTGATGTTACTTGAGAAGCTTGAACACTATCATATAAACCAGGAGTTACTAATACGTTAAATTTGTAATCATCTGTATTAGATAATAAACTGATCATATTACTGTAGCTACCACTTGGAATACCTTGTGAATTTGCTACTGTTGGAGTTGAATTATAGAATGAAGCACCTGCTCCTTCAAATAAATTACCTTCACCAGCCCCAAAAGTACCTGATTGGTTTGTTGGGATTGAACCTGTGTAAGCATCCTTAGCATTTCCTGAGTTATCAAAGTAACGTGGTGTTTGGTAATCAACTGCTTTTACTCGGATGTATTTAGAAGCATTTGGGTAAGAACCACTTACTTCTACTTGATCTTTAGTTGAATTGTAGTTGTACTCATAATCACCGATTACTTTAGCTACATAGTTAGATGCGAATGGATCTAACGATAAGTTAGTCCAAGTTTCTAAAATAGTTTTATTATTAGTTAAATCATCTCCTCTTCTTACTAATAAGTCGAATGTACCTGAAGAGGTGTTTGAATTAACGATTTCCCATCTAATATTATCTAAAGAACCACTCTCTAAAGAACCATCAGAAGATTCTGTTGAGTCACTGTTCATAAGAGCACCTTTACTTAAGGTAGCTAATTCAATTGATTCACTAGTAAATTCATTCTCAATAATACTTGATGTAGCAGCGGTAAATGATCCTGTTACTACTCTTGCTACTAATAATGACTCACCACCATTATTAAAATAGTTGTAAGCAGCGATTGAAGTAAAGTAAGTGTAAGTGTCACTACCACTATCTACGGTTGTTCCAAATCTAGAAGAATAATCGCTATAAGAAGTAACTACTGTAGGGATTTCTACAGGTCCTTTTACTGTTGGACCGATGATAG